TTTTAGTCATTTTTCATTCTCCTTTTTATTATTTATGCAACTTGCATATCTTCAGTTAATACTAGAACATCTTCATTAAGTTCAACAATATGAAACGAATAGTTTTTATTGTCTTCATTTAACAAATTTAATGCAACTAGTTTTTTATTTGCTAACGCCAAATTATCACTTGCTTGTTCAACATGATAATCTGCTTTCATTTTTGAACCCTCAATATGAAATTTTCTAATTATTAAATATTTCATTATTCTACCTCCTTTCCATCTTCAAAATAGTATTTTGCATTTTGTTTTATACTTTCTTGAATAACTTTAAATTTATCGACTACCTCTTTTGGACACTCCCAACATAAAGATAATTTAACTAAATCTTTATGATGTAATTGTTCTTTAATATAATCCAATAAGTTTGTTTTATTTTCCAAAGCTTTTTTTGAAATTGCACAACTAAAGTGATCTTGTTCGTGATTTTCAAAAGTTGCAATTACATCTAATTTTAAATTATCTACAAACATTACTCATTCTCCTTTCTTGCTTTATTGATTGCGTCTTGAAATTCAGACAAAGATTTATATTTATTTTTTCCTCCTCGTCCATATTCATGTTCTTGATCGACCTCAATAGATTTTAATTTAACTCTATTATAATGGTCTCCGTGTTCATAACTATCTTCAAACTCAAAAGTGTATAGATACTCAATGTCTCCACCAAGTTGATTATCAATTCTATAACTAGAATTTTGACTTAAAAGTTTTTCAGTAAATTTAGCAATATTAAAATACTGACCAACATTATCAAAATCAGAGTTAGACAAATCATCATGTAAGTCTTGTCCTGCACCTGTTAAATAACCATCACAATGACGATAAAGTAAAATTTCAGTTCTACCATTTTTAATTATTATATTTGATCTTGTACTCATTTTTTATTCTCCTTTTTATTTTTATTTTTCTTTCTAAAAACAAGATATACAATACTCCTCATTTTGTCTAGATATCTCGTCTAATTTCATCATCTGCTTACATGATCTACAATACCCTTTTGGTGCAATTTCTTTAACATCTAGTTTCACACCTTTTGGGTCTATGTTCCATATCTTCTCGTAAATGTGATAATGAATTATTTTTTCAAGTTCCATTTCAGTTTCTTTTTTATCTGCATGGGTACACTCAAAATTTATTTTTATTTTTAGTCTTTTCATTTTATTTCTTCTACCTCCTCTATTTCTGAAGATATAACCTCTGCACCATCCCAATTTTCATAATGCATTTTATCTATTGCCTCATCTTTATTTTTTGCCTCAACAAATTGAACCTCTCTAATTGTTTCGTATCTAGTTATTTTGTAAGTTTTCATAAAGTTGGAATTATATCTGTTGTATTAGTTGAGATTGAACCTCCATCATTTCCCTCATCATCTTGCGTAGGTGTCAACCATATGCCATTACTTAAAAGAATTTGAATTGGTCTACTATCCCAACCCATATCGTCTGCGTCTTCTTCAGACATATATTCTACTTTGACAATTTTTTGTCCAAGTAAAAATTTTTCAACTTTTTTAGTCCAATAATCAGTAAGTTCTTTATCAGACATTTTGTCTAAAGGTTTTTCTCCTTTGTATAGTGTTTCTTGTTTCATTATATTTTTTCCTTTCTATATAATTTATTTGCTTTTATTTTTTGTTGTTCATCAAGTTGTAATTTCTTTCCCAACTTTAATAATTGTTGTGCATATTCATATGGAAAATATTTATACTTTCCATAGTCGTCTTTATCTAAAGATTTAAGTTCTATTTTTATTAAATCTCTCAATATGCATTTTTCTTTTGTACTTAACCATTGTCTCATTTTTCCTCCTTACCATAAATTATTTCATTATCTTGTTTTTCATACCAACCATGAGGATATATGGGTTGATCTAAACAAGTTCTTTCCTCTTGTCTTTGATACATCATATTATCTATTCTTCTTTCGTGATCTGTCATTTTTGCAGTTTCATAATCTTCAATAATTTGATCTATGAGTTTTTCTTTACAAGCAAAGTGATTAAAATTATCAGTAGGATTATTTTCAAAAAAATCTTCATAATCCCAATGATCTAATTTTGACAATTTATTTATTAATTGTCGTGGAGTTAAGTTAAACTCCTCATCTCTTATTATTACTTTTACTCTTTTTAGTTTTGCCATTTTTTATTCTCCTTTTTGATTTGTTTTTTATACACTATTGAAATCTAGAAACAAGGGATTATATGGGAATAAATAAGAAAGGAAAATATGAAAGAATATGTAATAAATATAGATGGAATATGTATTTTAGAAGATGAATGGGAAAATACAGAAATTACTATAACTAGGAATGGAATATCAGACAAAATAGAATTTGATAAATCAGATATAGTTGAAACAAAAGAAATAGAAAAATAACAAATCCAGGTTTTTCTACCAGGAATTGTATAAAAATAAAAATAAAAAATTTAATAATGCACAGGCGAACAGGCGAGTACAAGCGACCCCAGGTGGTCCACAGCGACCCACAGCTTATTAGCAGCTCTTTAGCAGCTTAACGCCAGCTCAATGACAGCTCAATCTTCAAGCGATTACAGGCGAAATCACAGGCGATTATTGACTTGTACGGAAAGTTACACTATAAAACAACTTATGGGAGTACCACGACAATTAACCGAAAGACAGATGAAGTTCGCAGAACTTTTGGTCTATAACGAAGGTAGGAAAAGTCCAGCTGAATGTGCGCTGGAAGCAGGCTATAAATCAAGACCAAGGCAGGCTGCAAGCGAGCTGCGAAATCCTAGAATATCTCCGTTGGTGGTGAAATACATTGGTGAATTGAGAGCAGAGGTTCAGGAAAAATATGGAATTAGTTTTGAAAAACATTTAGCAGAACTAGCAAAGCTGCGAGATGATTCAGCTAAAAAAGGAGCGTGGTCAGCTGCAATCAATGCTGAAGTAGCTAGAGGAAAAGCAGGTGGTTTGTATGTAGATCAAAAGCTTGTGATGACAGGTAATCTAGACAAGATGAGTGAAGAAGAATTACAGGCGAAGATGCAACAGATCCTGGACGATCACAAAAATTTAATTAATATTACCCCAGAAACAGAACCAAAAGAATTAGAATCAAAGTAATACCTTGAACTCTATTAGTCATTTCGTTTATTAGACAATACTTTTCGTGAATCCGTAATACTATTTTTTTTATTATTTCCATACAATACTCCTTGTGAGTTAGGTCCCTTCCTTGGTGGAAGTTGATCCCATTTTACATTAGGCATATTCTTTGTCAATGTAGGGTTAAAAATTCTATTGAAGTTTTCTTTATACAAATCATTGGTAGGTCTGGATCTACCATCATATTTAAATTTTTTATTTTTCATTTATCTTTTCCATTTTTACTACACATCCCCTTGGAAATACATTTCTATCTGAAAATAATTCATCGTTAGCTTCATAACTTGCAAAAGTTCTAATATTCTTTTTATCTTTGTTAAGTAAGTATGCGTGAGTTATCATTTCAGATGGCATAAACCCTTCAGCTGTATGTAAATCTGCGTGCCCGGAATCTCCGGTGATATCCAGCCACGTGATTTTGTAGAAATAATATCTCTTCTTCTTGATAACAACAGATTTGTATTTAGATTTCTTTAGGGATTTTGGCATTAGGTTTTTTACTATAAGAGAAATTTTTAGGCAATTTTTTTATTTTTAAAAACAAAAAAAGTCCCGCGCGCAGAGTGCAAACACAAGAATGTCAATGAAATCAATGCTTATTTGACCTTGCCAGAGCAAAAACATCAAAAAGCTAGTATTATCAACACTTTTGCCATCTCAAAATCTGCCTTGGCAGGGCTCGTGGCAGGCTATTATTCGCTAATACCAACACTTATAATCGATTTTTAGCCTTCTTGCCGCCTTGCCGCCTCTAAAATTTTTTATTTTTAAAAAATATTTTTGCTCAAAAATTTCTCTTATACGGATGGCAACTACATTAGAAAGGTTCTAAACTTTAAAACGTCTTGTCCCGTGAGCTATTATTTTCTTAACACCACTGCCTTGCAGCTCTATTTTAGCATAAGGTTTCCAAGCTTTACGAATCAAGTTCAGCTCTAGTATAAGAGCTGACCACTGTTTAGGTGTGATTTGTTTACTTTGTATTGTTACTTTTTTCATAATTTTGGGGCTTCCACTCTCGCTTCCACCCCAATCCCAAGGGAATTATTAACTCTGTTTGTAGGTTCTTGACCTAAATAACTCATTTCTATCTGCTTTTATTACAAGTCGAGCAGGGTTGTAGTCTCCAATTATATTACTCTCTTGTAGTTCTATACGCCTAACATCCTCCAAATGTCCTGATAACGATTCAATATAAACAGGGCAATCAGATATCATAGTGCCCTTCTGCCCATTAGAAAACTGTTCAAGTATTTGTTGTAAATCTCTTAATCTCATTTTAACCTATCCTTATGTCCTGTTGGTAACATACTCTCATATCTCCTTGCCACATTCTTGACACCTTGATACCACTTTTTTTTCCACATCCTTTTCATATCTCCCTCTGTTTTGTAATACATGTTGGCTATTTTATCCAACATTTCTGTTTCTTTTTTGATAGTACTCATTGACCCTCCTTAAAAAGTCGTGTTGATATTGTTGAAATTTTGTCCCTTCTACGACAAATTCTTGGTAGTAATTATCTTTACTACACATCATTACTACACCTTTAGTAATACTTGTTTTATGCACAAAGTTGTGTGCCATTGCATAAGCCCCTAGCTGCAGAAAATAATCCCCGATCCACTCTTCTCGCTTCGGTTTATTCGTCTGTTTAAAATCGATTATCGCATCGCTGCCCTTGTGAACTGCTACAAGGTCCGTTTGCCCTGCATAGAGCCCAGGATAGTACAAAGTACATTCTGTGCCGTAGTACTCCGTTAAATTGCATAGACCCTGCTCTATGACCCTTATAGCCATGTTATGAGCCTGTTTTCCGACATTGGTAAGATCTAGATATCCTTCTTCCAAGATGTATTTCTCCAAGATCTTATGCATCGCCGTTCCACGGCTCGCACTCTCTTCAGTAATTTTAGCTGCAGTCGCCTCACCCACCCTTGCTCGCCAAGCTGCCAAGCTATCTTGTTTTTCCTGTGGTTCAGTTGCTTTTAGAATCGTTGTAACACTTGGTAACTTTTCTTTATCATTGATATTATAGTGCCGTAAACCATCTAAAGTTTCACGCACCGTCTTTGGGTATATGTATTTATTATTTCTTTTCATAAATTAAATGTCTCACTACAGTTGTCCATGGGTTTAAGTCATAGTCACTTACCGAACTACAACTAGTTAATAATATAAATATTACTAAATATTTCAAACTCTTCTCCTTCCAAATATAGTTCTCCAGAACCAACTTCTACAAATACTTATCACAGTAAATATGACTGCGATATGAAAACTTTCAAGCACAGTTGGATACATATCAAAAAATGGAAATATAAATAATTGTATCAATGTCGATAGGATTAATCCACTACCGACATCAATACATGTTTCAAATAAATTTCTCACTTCATACCCTTAATCAATGCTTATCCTATTTCTTCGACGATTTGCGGGACGATAGAATTTCCCAATCCTTTAAGTCTGTGTACCCTGCCGGATATCCCATGAGCCACTCGACCCACGTCGGGTTCAAACTCCCAGTGATTCCCTTCTGTCTCAAACGATTCGGTAGTTGAGAGTTGTGTCTCGGTTTCTCCTCGATGTGTTTCAGACTGTTTTGTCCTTTGTGATCTCTCGCCGTTGGTGTCGGCCACATCTCCACGGCTGCCGTTAAGTTGTGTTGTACGGCTGCCTTCACTCCCTTCCTCTTGATCAGAGTATCTAGTTTCTCTTGACCTGAAGCTTTCGGTGTTGGCCACATCCATTGTTTCATTCGTGGTGGACGTAGTGTTGTGCCGTTCATCATCGCTTGTGCTTCTTCCTCCGTCAGTTCCCCTGCTTCGACTTTCTTTCGCATGATCATCGTCTGACCCTCCGATGCGTGTCCGAAGCCCTTCGTCGTTGGCGTTGGCCACATTGATTTCGGATCCTGTTTCCATTCGATCGAGTGAAGAGCTGTCATCACGTTGTCGTACTTGATTGTTTTCAAGTGAGGTTTGATTTTCTCCCAATCCTCGATGCTCGGATGACTGAACCCTGCTTTGTCTCGTCTGAACCAATGTTCGATTGTCGTCTTTGTGATCCCTGTTTTCTCGAATAGTTCCTTGACTGATGTCTGTTCTCTCATGTAATCCACGAACTCCTGTTGCTCTGGAAGATTCTTCCTCGTTAACATCTCGTAGTCTTTGTATTGTTCCATCAGTTGTGGGTTGGCTTTGATCTCCTCGACCATTACTTCGTCTGCTAGAGTTATTTGTATCCTCGCTCCCGTTGCTCGAAGATTTTTCCCCTGTAATAGTTTCGTTGCGTGCTTCAGAGAATCCTCTTTCGAATCCATTGTTGTTGGAGTTCTCCACACTCTCATATCCGTTGTCGCCGTTCCGTATTTCACTTGTTCGGCTAGACTTCCTGGTGGTACTGTGTTCCGTCCTATACTCTTCCTGTATTCTTCTCTCCTCTTCATCGCTTCTGGAGATCTCTCGTCTCTCATCGTTGCCGATGGTGTCAACCAAAGTTGCGATGAACCAGATTCTTTCTCTTCGGTGGGGAGCGCCGACACCTGCAGCTGGAATATTGAACGCTTGGACTTCGTATCCTTCATCTTCCAAGTTAGTGCACACAGTTTCGAAGACCATGCCGTCTTGGATGTTAACAATTCCTCGCACGTTCTCGCCAACCACGATCCTCGGTTGGAGTGCCTTGATAATGCGAAACATCTCTGGCCAGAGATGTCGGTCGTCACTCGTTCCTTTTTGTTTGCCTGCGACCGAGAACGGTTGGCACGGGAACCCTCCTGTGATGACATCTGGAAGTTCAATTCCGTCTGCGATGAGTTTTTCTTTTGTAATTTCTCTGACATCTTCATATACCTTTTTACCTTTCCAATGTTTATCTAATATTAATTTACTGAACTTATCGTTGTCACAAAAAGCTACAGTTTCAAAATGTCCTGTTCTCTCTAATCCTAAACTAAATCCTCCTAGTCCACTAAAGAGATCTAATACTTTAAGTTTCTCTGTCATATAGTATTTCTGTTTTTCCATTATTAATGTAATAGCCAGAAATTTTTTTCACTCTCTTTCTTTTTCTTTTTTCTTTCTTGCTTTCTATTCTCTTTGGTTTGTTAAACTTGTTCATAAATTTAGCTATGAAGTTTCTCATCACCTACCTTAAATTCGCCTTGGTTATCACAAGTCTCACAATCAGTTATAACCTCTTCTCTACCTTCTTCAATAAGAATTCGTCTATAGCCGTTGCCTCTACAATCTTGACATATAATATTATGTGTTTGCTTTTCCATTTTTATATCCTGTCTTCTTTGCAGCTCTTGTCGCTAAAGCTTCTATTGTTTTACTAATCGTTAACTTTGCATCTAGAAACTTACCATTCGCTAAAAATTCTAACTTGCGATAAGTATCTATGGGCACAGAAACAGATTTAAATTTATTTGGATCTGCCATTGGTTCCTTTCCTCTCTTCCTCAAATTTTTTTATTGTGTAAGGTTGAGTTCCTTTTAACATCTCGTCTCTTGTATCTTCGTAAGCTTGATCACGTATCATTTCTTGATGTTCTGGATATTTAAGACAAAGCTCCATTTCTTTTAGATCATTAGCTCTATCTAACATCAACGCATTTAATCTAATATTACTTGTTAAAGCTAATAATATTTTTGTTTCATTTTCTGACATTTTTATTGTTCCTTTCTGATTATTGTTCTCTTCATTTATATGGGAATTTACAACAACAAAACAATAGTTGCAAGTAATATTTTTTTAATATAAAATATTGTTCTCTTCTCACACCTTTTGTTTGTGCGTTCCTTTCTTGGAACGCATGAACATCAACTTAATAGAACATTCAAAGAACGCTAAAAGTTTAGAACAATTCTAGGTTGTAACCTTTCCCTCATCTTTTACAGGGGTACATTTATATTGTGGATATAATTGTGAGTTAAGTATCATTTCAGGTGTAAAGATACTATCAGAGCCAAAGAGTAATTCATAAGCATCTCCCAACCCATCTTGGACACATTCATAATAAGTGTTTTTGATAGATGGATATTCTGGTGGATTCCTACACTCGCCCTCTACTGCAGAGCAGATATAAACTATTAACATCCACTTCATATTATTTTCCCTGGCCGCGATACTTCTTCCACGAACGCCTACGGGATTTGTTCATTTTACATTTACTAGGATTGCGTCCTATATTTGTTTTATGAAATGTGGGTTCGTGTGATACGTGATCTTTAAACTTTTTCGCCATCGTCGTCTAACCATTCCTTAACAAATGGTTTTGCTCCTTTAGGTGTTGTTATAATTGGTAAGTAAGTTATCTTACCATTTACATGTTGTTCCAAATCTGCTCCACAACTCATACACCTAAAAATTTCTTTGGTAACTCCTATTAACATTGTGAACTCATCACACGTTGGACACTTACCATTAACTACTTCTACCTTGTAAGAAAAATCTTTCATCAATCAAGTATTAACTTCTTAATCGATAAACTTCCATCAATATTTTTCTCTAACTCTGCCATAGATTTTATGCACTGATACTGTACTTGTTTTTTCGTATCACGCATTGCAACTCTCTTGCCTTTTAAACATTCAGACATAGATTCTTGAATTCTGTGTTCCTTGATCTCTCCGTTGATTATCATAAGAAGAGCCACGATCATCTCGGTCATAATACTTTACCTTTGTTAGGTCCTTTTTTAATTCTATATTTTTGTGTGCCTGTTGCACCTATCTCTACTTCTTTTTTTAAATCTTTTACATAGCTCATTTGTTTTGCAGTTCTTTGCATTTCTTCTATGTAGTCTAAAATTTTTCTACTAATGCGCCCCATTGCCATTTGCTCTTACCTTATCTTTTAAATCTTCAATATCTTTTAATGCTTTATCTAATTGTTCTCCTAAAAATTCTATATTAACTTTGTTTGTCATATTCATTTCTTGAGTTTGTTCCATTTTTTCTACAGTCTTGTAAAGATCCTCGATTAAAAATATCTGCTCTTGATCGACGGGGACCTGTTCACTTTTTTTAAGCAAATCATTTTGAAACAGTTCACGTGAAGTCTCTAACGATACTAACCTTGCCGTCAGCTCCGTATATGCGAACACGCCGGCTGCGACGAGCAAAATCAGAGAGGCGACCGTTTTCATCGGCATCTGCACGGCAGCTGATTCAGATATGTTGAGTGGTTTATTACTCATCTAGGTATGTACCCTGGTTCTACAAAGAAAGCCATTAGAACAAGTAATATAATTAATATTCCTGTAAAATAGTAATTCATTCCTGGCTACCTCTGTTGTCATAGCCAAGTATATTACACTATTTGTCTTCTATTTTGTAGAACATTTTGTCCGTATCCTCTGTAATCCAGCCCTTATTCTCGACATTCCATTCCGTAGTTTGTACCTTATAGTCTGGTATGTCGTCTCTAGTGGTAAAATTGCTAATATTCCAAAGGATCCTATTATTAGGCTGGATAGCATAATTACCATTATCAAGAGCAAGAACATGTCCACACTTATGCTCATGAGGAATCTCACTGTGTTCAGTATCCAGAATATTACTTTCAGGATGACACCAATCAATGGTGAACAGATATTCACCATAGTATAATTTTTTATCTTTTCCGAAATATTTACCGCGTTGTGATGTTAGATAGTTAAACATATGCACGCTAGGATAATAGCTGAAGCTATTCCACAATTGAAGCGTGTCGACCTGCATATCAGGCACTTGTTTTCTATCAAGATGTTTTTGGAAAAACGCTGAGATAGGCAATCTAAAAAAGACTGCACCGTTCGGTAACATGATGTGAAATAATGTTGCTGCCCCTGCCATAGATGTGAGACCGAAGACAACACAATCTTCACTTTCTCCGTGATGTTTTTTAAAGTCATAAAGATACTCCTTCCGTACTTTGCAATAAATTGGTGGGATATCTGCATTCAATAAAGCCATTACTTAATATCGCCCCAATTATCTCCTTGTTCGTAATCCACTTTGTTTGGTACCTGTAATTCTACTGCAGCTTCCATTATTTCTATAATTTTTTCTGCATCTTTTGGTGATTCAACAGATATATCCACTTCATCGTGAATTTGTATGTGTGGTATTATACCATTTTCATACAACGCTACCATACTTTTTTTAGTCATATCAGCTGCAGATCCTTGTATTAATTTATTCAATGCTTTGTAAGTAAATGCACGTTTTAATGGTTCATCATATTCTTTTCGTGCTAACTCTAAAGGTAAAGGTTTAAATACACCAAATTGCACAGGCTGCCAAAGATCAAAATGACACGCACGTCCTAATAAAGTTCTTATCTTTCCTCTATCATTTGCTTTACGAGACACATTCTCCATCAATTGTTTCACAAAAGGAGCTTTGGTATGATATTGTTTAATTAGTTTTTCTGCAGAATCTTTCATCAATCCTAACTCTGCCATTAATTTATTTTTACCCATACCATACATCAAACCAAGATTAATTGTTTTGGCTTGTTTTCTTTCGATACCTGCCATATCAGCTACAACTTGGTGGAAGTCTGCATCTCCTTGATTATATGCATCTACAATTTCATCAACACCTTCCAAGTTTTGTAACTTTGCGTAGTGTACTAATATCCTTGGTTCTTGTTGAGAGTAATCAAAGCTACCCCATTTACATTTTTCTTCTGGTATAAATATAGATCTAATCATCGGTCCCAGCTCCGGGTGCCTAGCTGGAATTTGCTGTAAGTTTGGATTGCTCATCGAGAATCTACCTGTCACGGTCCCACCTTGATCTGATCGTATTTGATTTATGTCTGCGTGTATTCTGCCATTGTGAGAATGTTTAGTAATTGAATCTATAAAAGTTGTATGCGCTTTGTTTATCTCTCTTGCATCTGCAATTAGTTTTGGTAATTCGTGTGGATGATTTTGTAAAAAGTTTTTTGTAAAACTAGGTTCATTACTTTTTTCTGTCCTGTCATATGGAAGTTTAAGTTTGTCAAAAGCTTTAGCAATAGATCTAGCTGCATGTATTTCTACATCAACTCCTGTTAAACTCTTGATTTTACTGACAATTTTTAACTCTCTTTGTATAAGATTTTTTTTAATTTTGTCAGCTTTTTCAAGATCAACTCTTACACCTTTGAATCTCATATCAACAAGACAAGGAAATAATTTAGTCTCAAGATTAAATACATCCCATAGTTCTTCTTTATATAATTCTGTTTCTAATTTTTTCCAAAGTTTGAGTGTGGCCTCTGCATCTCTTTCTGCATATTGTCCTACGAATAGTGCAGGCAATCTCCACATATCTTTCTTTGGATCTAAACCATATTCTTTTGCAGCTGCATTTAAAATATTCTCATCTTTACCAATACCAATATAATATTTAGATAAAGTATTTAATTGATAAGACAATCTATTCTCATCAATTAAAGATGCTGCTATCATTGTATCTACAATTTTACCTTTAACAATAAGACCTTCTGTTCTTAACCAACACACATCATACATTGCATTGTGAAATATAAATGTTGTATCTGTTTGATTAAGTATATCTTGTAACCAAGAGTAAACTAATTTTTTATCTAGGTTACCACCAGATTCATGATAGATAGGAAAGTAGCCTGACCACCCTTCAACAGCTACAGCAATTCCTGCAATGTGTCCGTTACCGGTAACATTACCAGATCCTAACTCTATAAGTTTTGGATCATTAGTTTCCAAGTCAATTGCTATTTCTTTGTAGCCTTTAAGATCTTTTAGTTCTTCAGGCATCACCCATTCTGTTTCTGGTGTGAATAGAGGTATTTGGGTACTTCTCACGAGTAATCCCTTTCTAATATCATTTCTAAATAATGTATTGCCTTCTTCACGTCCTCTTCTTTTCCCTTCGACTGATGTCTACATATGTATTTTATAGCGTTCCCTTCTGCAAAAAGCAACTTGTTTTCGTTTATAAAGTGTGCAGGTTGAATTTTCATATTACGATAATGTTTCCCACCGACCTGCTTTTCTAACGAATCATATGTTGATCCTTTAAATATATCTTTATTGGTCATAGTATATAAGCCCTATCAAAGTTCTTCGGATCCAAGACATGTAATTCACGCTTCGCTCTCGTCGCTCCAGTATAAAATAATCTATGTAATTCATCTGGATCATAACTAAATGTTTCAAGAGCTGCATTAGTTAAGTCTTGCATTAGTAAAACTTTATCGGCTTCTCCTCCTTTCGCTCCGTGTATTGTTGACATTGTTATACGAGGATTTTTATTTAGTGTTTCTCCATTCGCCCTCATGTTACGAATGTAGTTTTCAGTAATGGTATCTAATCCTTCAAATGATTCGAACCATACTTTATCTGTAATAAGACCATGTTTATCTTGACACTCTTTCAATGTATATTTTTCTTCAGAGTGCAATGTTTTACCTTTTCTAAATCCCTCTAATACATTTGATCCAAGATATTCATATATATTTTTTATCTCTAGATGATTAAGAAGTTCTCCTTTTCTCCACGATTCCCAATTGTTTAAGGCTAACAAAAGTTTTAATGAGATAGAGTTTCTACCTTTGTGTTGATAATACCAACCTTGAAGTTCACATAAATCTTTGGCATCATCTAAAAAATAATTAGCTGACGATAACACTAACCAATTACCCTCTGACATATCTACTTGAGTAATGTCAGAATACCTACGAAGGATACCTTCATCATCTCTTGGTTTATATTGTTTATCAAATCTATTTTGTACTTTACTTATAATGTGTTGTGATAGTTCGTGTATAGGTCCACCAGGTATTCTGTAAGATTGTTCTAATGTTTTGATATCATCTACTTCTGCCTTAAGTGCAATAAAATGATCTACATCTGCACCTGCCCATTTAAATATTGCTTGATCATCATCTCCTGCAATATAAGTTTTATTTGCATTTGACCAAAGCTTTCTAACCATATCCCATTGTATTAAAGATAGATCTTGTGCTTCATCTATAAACAATACTTCAAACTTATTATTAATATCTTTGTCAATAAAATCTTCTAACAAATCATTAAAATCTTTTAAGCCCTTTTCTTTTTTGAACCTCTTTAATTCTTCTGACAAAAGATATAAAGTATTGCGCTCGATATCTAAAATGTTTTGACGAGAATCATAATACTCTAATAGATCCATTCTTTTAACTGCGGCTGTGTTTATGATTGTTAGATATTCATTATCAGAATTAAATGTACCATCGTCTGCAGAATAAGACGCAGTCTTAATTGGTATACCACATTTTTGACCAAATTCTTTGTAGTCTTCTGTCTTCATCATTTTTTCTTTTGTCATCCCTAATTGTCTAAATGCATAAGAATGTAATGTTCTAAAGTTATCTAGATCATTCTCTACATCTAAACCAAATTTATCTGCAGCTCTAGTCGCTGCTTCGGTAGCTGCTTTTCTAGTAAAAGAAAAGTATCCTATCTGTTTTGGTCGAACACCTTGTTGTATAAATTCATCTACTAAATTTAATAACGTTGTCGTTTTTCCTGTACCTGGTGGTCCTAATATTATTGTTTTCATATTTTTTTAGTTTCCTATTTGCTATATTTAGTTTTGCCTGTAATAGTTCTACTTCCTTTGTTAGCTTGTCTATCTCTTTTCTAAATCTTAAATGCCAATTAATACCTACATCTTTAGAATACTTCATTAAAACAAACCTTTTAAAAGTCCAACTTTAAAAATTTCTTCTTTAGTTCTTGCTCTTGCACCTTTAGAATTTTCTGATCGAGTTACAAATCTTAAATTATTTAATCTGTAGTTCCATGGTTTACTATCTTTGTGATCCACTACAGTTACATCATAATCATAAGGATCTAAATTACCTGGATTTAAAAAAGCTCTAGCTGCTAGTTTATGTATACAAATGCTACAAGTTCTAGTGCCACCTTTTTTAGTAGTATCTGTTGTTCTTAACATAACGTAAGGATACTCAATAGTATCTCTGATAACTACATGATGATGTTCTGCAACACCTTTGTCTCTGTAATTTGTATTTAAAATATAAGGAAAATCTATTGTGTTTAATCTTTCATGGTAACCATAAAAAGGATGTCTGCCTTCTGTAGGGTAAATAAAATATTGATTTTTAATTATATTGTGATTTGGAATTATTTCTGCAACATCAATTGGTTTGGTGTTGGTTTGAACATTTTTAAAGACTTCTTCTTTTTCCATAAATAGTTTTAGTTGATCATCTTTCATTAGAAGTTATCCTGTTGGTAAGCTACTTTAGATAAACTAGCTTCTATCTTTTTCATAGTTTTAATCTTAATAAGTCTTGGTTGTTGTTTTTTAATTGTCATTCTAGTCTCCTCCACAAATATATTTTCTAATCTTTTAATTAAGTTTCCTGTTTTTATTTTATCCATATCCCAATGATTTTTCTTACAGAAGTTATAGAAGTCTTCCATTCTAAAATATGTAAATTCTCTTTTGTCATCTGTGTATGGTAGCTTGTTAAATATATCATCCAAAGTTCTTGCAGCTTGTCTATTAGTTGTCCAATCTTGAAGTAATCCTGTAAGTTCGTTTGTAGGATCCAATGATTCTAATGGTTCTACTTCTTGTAAGTTTGTCATCATTGGTTTTAAAAAATATTGTTTCCAATCTTTTGGTTTTGGTACAGGCACAACTAGATTAGCTTGATCTAAACAAGCCAATGCAAATAAAGGTGGACTATATAATTGTTCTGATTTTAATTCGATCCGCGTTCCACTTACATCTAAAAACCATTGTGGTGGATTTGATTTGTATTTAGTTAAGTTGCCCAATACAGGCATCTCTTCTTCACCAAATCCTACACCAAATCTTTTTGTCCTACATAAACCAGATTGACACACTGCATTGATTGGTGCATCCTTACATCTATATTTGTCATAACCTTTTCTGTTTACTGATTTAATTAATTGTTGAACCTCACTATTACTTAAAGGTGGTTCCATATATTTGTGATTAGCTTTTACAATTTCATCTTCCCAAGTGTCTGGTGCAGCTTGTTTGTAGTAAACTGCAATATTAAATAATGCGTTGTTCCTTGAGCCCTCCCCAAAACCTGTTATTGCAAGTTTATTTAAACAAGGAGGACCACCAGGAAATGCTTCTTCTATCTTTTTTTCTTCCGTCTTAATTTTTTCAATGGTTTCTTTCGTGCAGCTGTAAACATCATAGAGCTTATAAAATTCCTCAAGTGTACAACCGGTGCCATTATCGTTGATAGCATAACGTAGTCCTTTCATTTCATTATGGTAGGGAAGATTTAAAAAGTTACCTGTGTCCCCACGTTCCACAAGTATCTCTGTTTGTTTAGGAAATATTTCTGAACCTTCATATCCTAAAACTTTTGCAAACTGTTTTAGTTTTGATTGCATCAAAGATGCAGGAATATTTTCTTTAGTAAATAAAAAGACGTGTGCTCCACCAGATTTAGATCGGCAGACTATTAAAGGAAGTTTAAGATTCCGAATACTTTTAATGAGGCTAGTATGATCAAAGTTATATTCGTCAATATCAATACACCCCCACCTACAATCATTGTTCTCCGTAATGGGGATGATGCCCAAGGCTGGACCTTTTCCTGTGAGATGGTTTTCCCAGAGTTCGTCGGTGACTGGTTTACGAACAATAAAAGCTTTACCTTGTTGCTTTCCGTTTTCGCCACGATTTCCTGGTTGGTATTGTCCATATGCTATTGTTAGTCCACTAAATATATTTTTGAATTTATCTTTTTTCATTATCATTTCTAAATTTTTTGTAAAGGGGGATTTCTCAATCCCCCTCTATTTGGACTAGTACGGAGTTGAATCCGATACTTTCTCTTCCACATCTGCTTTTGTCTGCACGTTACCTTTAGAGACATTTCCAGAAAAATCCTTTGCACTTAAATACAAAGCCTTATCTGATTGTCCTAATATTCTGTCTTGTGTAACAACCCATCCATACCAAGAACCTTTGTCGTTCTTTTGTAGTGTAGATGCTAGATTATACACAACCCCATGCATCGGTGGTATCACGAAACCACCTTTTCCGTCAGGTATTTGTATGGTTTTCATCATAGAATTCCATTTTTTACTGACATTTAGTTGAGTTGATTTCATAGTAATCAGAGCTGGAGTATAACCTCCAGTGCTTGTCTCAACCATTACATAGTAAGATGCCGTCTCTTCAAGATAATTACCATTTGGTAATCTAATCTTTGAGCCGTCTCTCTTACCTGTTGTGATTATCGGACTGTTCGGTAAGTGGATAGCCACAGGAGCACCAGGTCCATCCCCTCTATCCGACCATTCTGGATAATCTTTCTTGTAGTAACAAGGAATAACCTTGATACCTTTTTTACCATCGTATAGTTCGCTGGTAACAGTATTATAGATCATACCAGGTTTGGCACCTTCTATATACTTTGCATCACCATCAGTTACCTG